ACGATCCACCTGCGTAGGAACTAGACATGGCATATTTACCACTCAGCACAGCCAACCTACCCGATCCTGCGATAGACCCTGCACAGGGAAGCAGTCCAGAGGATTACTTTTCAACGGTGTTGTATGACGGTGACAACTCAGCTAATAAAACAATACCCGCACCTTTATCCCCGGATTTAACATGGATAAAAGCTCGCAATGGCGCATACAATCATATTTTATTTGATTCAGTTCGTGGGGTTGGTAAGTATCTTACATCAAGTCAAACATTTGCAGAAAACTGGGCAGGTGATTTATTTCCAAATTCAGAGCCAACTACTAATGGTTTTATTGTTGACGGACATTTAAACGTATCCATAAACGAGTCTGGTAAAAACTACGTTGCTTGGAACTGGAAAGCAGGAACATCTGTATCAGGGTCGACTACTGGGTCAGGTACTAGCCAAAGTTATACTGGATCAGTTAGCCCAATTTCTGGATTTGGAATCATTGGATATGCAGGGAATGGAACGGCAGGTCATTCAATCCCGCATCATTTAGACAGCGCACCTGAAGTTGTTATTGTAAAGCGTAGAACTGGCGGAGATAACTGGGCAGTAACTACACCTGACGTAAACAGGCTTTATCTTAATGGCACTAACGATGCGGCTAGTATTAACTACAACTGGGCAGATCAAGACGGTTCTGTTGTAACTCTGAACGGTACAGATGCGTTTATGAACGCTACCTCCAACACTTACATCATGTACTGCTTCCACAGCGTTGAAGGCTTCAGCAAGTTTGGCAGTTACGAAGGCGGGTCAGATGCTTTTGTCTACACAGGCTTTAGACCCGCAATGATTATTTGTAAAAACATCGACTCAGGTACAGCCAAATGGGGCGTGAAAGACAGCACCAGAAGCACCATCAATCCAACACGAAACACTTTGTATCCGAATGACAGTTTAACTGAGTACACAGGTACTCTGCACGATGTGGATTTTCTGTCAAACGGATTTAAACTGCGAAACGCAGATGCTGTATGGGATGGGTCAGGAACATACATCTACATGGCCTTTGCCGAAAACCCATTTAAGTACAGCAACGCTCGCTGATAGGAGATAGAAACAATGTGGACTTACTTAGGAAGAGTCATCAAACAAGGCAGGGCGTGGACTGACGCTGAAGGTGTACAGCACCCTGCACAGTGGAATCGTTGGACAGACGAGGAGAAGGCCGCTAAAGGTCTGGTGTGGAATCAGGACTTACAGCCTGTACCGTTCGACAATCGCTTCTACTGGAGTGCAGGAGTTCCAAAGGCACTGGATGATGTCAACGCAGTAGACGAGGACGGCAATCCTGTACTGGATGAAGACGGTGTTCAGGTTGTCACTAAAGGACTCAAGAGCAATGCTATCGCACAGACAAAAGTGACTGCTAGCGGCTTGCTTGCTCCGACTGATTGGATGGTTATCAAGGCGGCGGAGGTATCTGGATACACTGTCCCTGCTGATATCACAACCTATCGTGCGGCAGTGCGTACAGCATCGAATACCATCGAAACTGCGATCACAGGCGCGGCTGACCACGCAGCGTTCATGGCGTTGTATAATGCGCCAGTAGATGCCGACGGTAATCCTACCGGAAACGCACCAATCAATGACTGGCCTGATGAGGTTTAACAATGGACAAGCGCACAGTGTCTTCAGCGCATAAGCGCATCGATAGTATTGAGGTACGCCTGGAGGCGCACGAAGCTGTGTGCGGTGAGCGCTGGAAGGAAACCATCCTCCGCATTAAGCGCATCGAAGGCGTGATGATTGCTGCAGCAGGGAGCATCATAGCCATGCTTGTTGCGATTCTGATGAAGGTGACCTAGATGTTAGCGGAGATCGGCCTGGCAATTAGCGCAATCAAGGCAGCCAATGAAGCCATAGGCGCGATCAAAGAGATGTGTGGCAACATCCAGTCTGTTGGTCAGATGGGTGGTGAGCTAACCAAGCTAGCGGATTCAAAAGAGCAGATTGAGAAGAAAGCAAAGGATGGTGATATGGATGCCTTCTTTGCGCTAGAAGATATCCGCAACAAAGAAGCTGAGATCAAACAGATGTTTATCTACCAGGGTCGCGCAGGACTTTGGGATGACTATCAGAAGTTCATGGAAAATCGCAAGGCTCTAAAGAAGAAAGAGATTGAGCGTGAACAGGCTCGCAAACTGGCTAAGAAAAAGGCCATACAGAATGGATTTCTTTATACTGCTGTCGGCATTGCTGTTCTCGGTGTGGTGGGCGGGGCCGTGGCCCTTTTACTTTGGCTTATATCTTTACGGGGCAGGTAACTGATGGCTTACTTTAGGCGAGAGATCAACAGCCCTGACGCCATGCTTGAGATTGGACAGCAGCGCGATTCATCTGCGCAACTGCTGCACTTCTTTGGATTCAATCCTGCTGTCAGCACAACATACGAAACAATCTGGAACAACGGCGGTGGTCAGTACGTTTACCCTAGCCAGGCGCTGACCATGAGCTGCGTCTCTACGTCTGCCGACGATACTCAAACAATCCTGATCTCTGGCCTGGATGAGGATTACGAGGAAATCTACGATATTGTGCAGCTCAGCGGCACAACTCCGGTGACGACAACAAATCAGTTTTACCGAATCAACGCAGCCAGGACATTAGCAGGAGTCAACGTTGGCGCAATATCCATCAGCAACTCTGGGACCGTATACGCTTATATCGGTCCTGACCTAGGGACTCACCAAACAACTTTCTACACGGTCCCTGCCGGGCGATCCCTATATATACACCAAGTCACATTCAACTCTGGGACGGTCAACCCAAACAAGTATATGACTGCGCGAGGATCAATCATCAGCAGCACTGGCGTAGAGAACAGGTTCTGGCAATCTACTTTCCAACAGGACGTATACTTTAATCTGCGAGTGCCATTCATTGTGCGTGAAAAGACAGACTTCTTGATTGAAGCGAAGAGCAGCAGCGGTGAAAACGAATTGTCCATATACATGGGCGCTGTACTATTGGAGGACTATGTATGACGGAGCTAGAAAAGTATGACAAGAACGGGAATGGCGTTCTCGATCCGGATGAGCTTGCTGTTATTGAACTGGAGGATCGCCGCCGTAAGATGGAAGATGAGGATGCGCAGCGTGATTCGATCAGGAAGATGGCGTGGTTCGCGCTATTTGGCCTACTGCTGTATCCCTTTGGTATTTTTCTATGTGATCTATTTGGACTTGCTACAGCGGCGGGATTGATCGCTGACATAGCTCCCACTTATTTCGCCTCAATCGCTGTCCTTGTATCCGCTTTCTTTGGCAGTACAGCAATCGCATCGAAGAAGGCTAGCTAATGGAATTCGTAGCCGCACTGATTTTAGCGGTCTTGGCTATTTGGGGAATTATGAATATTCCGCCAAAGGATGACTGATGAAAGTCTGCGAGTACGTCTTTAAAGAGGGGATGTACCACACAGGATGCGGATCAAAGTTATTATTTCGGCCTGTCGTCAAGTGCGACAAATGTGGTCGGAAGACAAGGGAGAAGACCAATGATACAAGCATTGATAGGACCAGTAACCGGACTGCTTGATAAGTTCGTCGAAGATAAGGATGCCAAAAATGCAATGGCTCACGAGATTGCAACGATGGCTGAGAAGGCTGCACATGAAGCAGCTATGGCTCAAGTTGAAGTCAACAAGGCAGAAGCCCAGCATCGATCAATCTTCGTCGCAGGATGGAGACCATTCATCGGATGGGTCTGCGGAATCGCGCTGGCATATCACTTTGTGCTTGCTCCATTCATTGTATTTGGAGTTGCTTGGTTTGGTGCAGAAATACCTGAGTTACCTGCGTTCGATATGGACTCGCTGATGACTGTACTTCTCGGTATGCTGGGGCTTGGTGGTATGCGATCTTTTGAGAAAGCAAAGGGGTTAACGAAGTAAGTGAGGTATATGGATATGGACGTAGATAAACTGAAAGATCAGCTGATACTACACGAAGGACTGGAGCTAAAGAGTTACCAATGCAGTGCAGGATTCATAACGCTCGGGGTCGGGCGCAACGTAGAAGAGTTAGGCATCACCGAAGACGAAGCCAGGTACCTCCTGGACAACGACATCCTGCGAGTGACGAAGGAACTGGACAACAACCTCCCGTGGTGGAGAGACATGAGCGAAGTTAGGCAGCGCATCTTTGTTGATATGGTTTTTAACCTGGGCATCAGTCGATTCCTAAATTTCAAGAACATGATCGCAGCTGCTGAAGAACAGAATTGGGAAGAGTGCGCAGCGCAAATGTTAGATTCTAGGTGGGCAGACCAGGTAGGGCAGCGAGCTACACGCCTGGCTACAGCAATGGTTGAGGATAGCCTGGAGATCTGATATGCCGAAGCAGCTGCATGAAAGTTTAATGCGTCGAGCATCGAAGATGGGTCTCAAAGGCGAGCGCAAAAAAGCGTATGTCTATGGGACCTTGCAGAAAGTGGAGAAGCAGGGGAAGAAGTAATGCGTGGACTGTACGACAACATCAACGCCAGGAAAAAGGCTGGGACATCCAGGCCAAAGAGCAAGTCAACGATCAGTGACAAGACTTATTCGTTGATGAAGCGCAAAGCTGGTGGATTTAAGGCCAAGAAAGATGGCTAAGTCTCCAGCTTGGCAGCGCAAGGAAGGCAAGAATCCCAAGGGCGGACTCAATGCCAAGGGCCGGGCGTCTTATAAGGGCGGAACTTTGAAGGCCCCAGTAAAGTCTGGCGACAATCCTCGACGCGCTAGCTTCCTGGCTAGGATGGGCGGCATGCCTGGACCGGAACGCGATAGCAAAGGCGAACCAACCAGGCTGCTGCTATCGCTTCGTGCCTGGGGAGCAAGCAGCAAAGCTGACGCCAAGAAGAAGGCAGCAGCAATCTCTAATCGAAACAAATCGAAGGCATAAAAAAGGGCAGCCGCGAGGGAACACAGCTGCCCAGGTCCTTCGGGGTGAAGGATGAATAGCGATGAGCTACTCGGATTTCATTTTACCCCCAACCCTAAATCTAGGGCTACGACTAAATTTACTTTTCGACCTGGTGTATCTCTTGTTCAATTCGTTTTCACTCTTCAAAGATTTACACCATTGCCTGATCGTGTCAGCCATTGACCCAGCGCTCACGAGAAATCTCCTGATCTCGCAGCAGGTGCAGCTTGCTGCTCTGGTTGATTCACATGCAGCTTTGGCCGTCCGACAATCTTCCAGTTCCGATAGTCATCCCCAGCTTTTTCCTGGATCGTAACCTGCAGCTCGATGCCAGCAGCAAGCATCTGCTTGTGGATGTTAGCAACGACTGCTTCCTGGTCGGCAGTCATTGGCACCGGGCGGTTAGCCTGGTCGTCCCAACCGTTGTTGAACTGGAGGAATCCGCTCAGCCTGTACTCTTTGGCTGGGAGGATCGTTTCTTTGAATGTAACTGTTGCGTTACCGAGTTGTGGTTTTGCCATTGTGGTTCTCCTTAGAATGGAATCTCTTCGTCTGATATACCTGCTTTCTTTTTGAGATCTGCAAGTACATCTGCTGGGTTTGGATCAGGCTCGCTGCCTGTTGTAACCGCTGGTTGCGGATGGTTCTCCAGGAAAGTCTTGCGCTCCTTCCACGCTGACAGTAGATCCTGGTACAGCGCATTGTCCTGGACCGCCAGGGTCTGCAGCTGATCGTCGTTCTCTTCTGCCCAGGCGCGCAGCTGACCTTCAGTGCTGAACACTTTGATCTTATCTTTTCCTGCCTTACAGAAACCAGGCCAGTCATGTTTTGGCTTTGCTGTTTGCGCAGCCTTTACGACTTTGTTCGCAGTTTCCCAGCCGCTCTCAGGCTTCGCAGCATCGTCATCTTCCTGGGCAATACCCAAGGCTGCAGCGAGAGCATAGCGTCGAGCGTAGGTAATCACGCTGCCAGCTTGCTGCGCTGCTGACATCCTGGCTGCAGTCTCCATCGGCAGCTGCGTCTCTGACATCACCCATTGTCCTGATGAGTGCAGCAGCATGGTCGATACAGTTACGCCAGTGCTTGAATGACCAGGCATCTGGATGACAGACAAGCCATGCTTTTTAAGCAGCGGTCTCACCTCATGCAAGATTGCAGCAAGATCTGCGTACTTGTAGTTGTGGCCATCTTTATCCTTAGCCACGTTGTTGACTTCGCCCTGGAACGCGCTCAATGCAGCTCCAAGCTCAGTCAAGTTTTCTGATGTTTGCATCATAAATTCCCCTCTTTTGTTTCCAATAGATTTGGTGAACGCGCTCCCTCGATATACCTAAACTTTTGGCAATCGATGTAGCTGTTTCGCCAGCGTCTTTCCGCCGCACTATTTCTTTTCTCCTGGCATAAATCTTTTCCCATTGCTCTGGAGTGTGCTGATCTTGCCAAGTTTTATTTTTCTCACCAAAGTTGACTATCACCTGAAAATCCTTCGTGCTTCTTCAAGGTAGCCAGGCGGCTCCTTCCAGGCCAGGTCGTCAAAGTTAGGCACTACCCATTCAAGCAGCTCCTCTTTAGTTTCCGAAGCCTTGAGCATCTTCTCAGTCAGCTTATGCATGCGTGAGGTCTCAGCAACGATTTGCTCCAGGTACTCAGGCTGCAGCTGCTCGCAGTTTTTCTCGCTCAGGATTGTGTAGTCGTTCCCGTTCGAGTAAAGCAGCCAGACAGGTTTCTTACCGTTGATCCACCAGCCGCCAGCAACCTGGTACACGTTGTTCATATCGAACATGCCTGATAGATCTTTCGGCAGCGACGCCTCAGAGAATCCTTTCTTTGTCCTGGTGTTGCGCTTCGGCCACTTGGTCTTGAGATCTCCGCAGCCTACATAGTCAGGCTTGTTGAAGTGTTCAACCTGGTTGCCAGGCAAGCATCCTTTGAGATCGGTCTCACCAAACACACTGTCGGCCTGACTCATCGCTTCACGCAAACCTTCAACGCTGCAGCGTATGACATCGACCAGCTTGCCCTGGCAGTTACTCCAGTCTTCCGCATCAACGCCGTTGTCCCAATCCCTGGGTTCGTACTCCATGTACTTCTGCAGCGCCAGGTCAAAGACAAAACCTGGGTCCTTATTCTGCAGCAGTATCTTGTCACACGCATCCTGGACTACGATTCCTGCAAACATTTTTGCGCTGCTTGATTTATTCATCGACTGATCTAGACGCAAGATGGTCTGTAACGCATCCTCGCGGTCATGGTCGGTCGCCCAGTCACTCCGGTATGTATCCCATGCCTTGCGTACCAAAGGCCGTACATGCGCCTTGTCAAAAAGCGTCTTGGCCAATGGCTTGCTGCGCGGGTTGGAGTGGTGCCAGTAGTGGTGCCTGGCTGCCCATTCTGGAGCGCTCATATAATACGATCCCCGCCTTTATCGATCTCTTTCAAGATCTGGTAGATGCGACCCCTGGTGATGCCATGCTTTTTAGCCAGGTACTTTGGCGCTAAGCCATCCAGGTAATCGAAGTAAATGTTCAGGTCTCTCTGCGCATTGCGTCTACCTGTACCCACACTTCCGTGTACCACCCCGGAGTCCTTTCGTAGATCAATCGAATATCCCTCCGATTGTCCAGCGCCTTGTTTAGGTAATACGAAAACACTGCGGACTGACCTCCGTAAAACAAGAAGGCACTTTTCAAAGAAGCCAGGGTTTCCGTAGTCCCCTGGTGCTGCTCTATCGCCGCCTCCATTGCGTACATTTGCTGTTTCCATTGATCTTTCATTCATAAATATTCCTCATTTTCAGTTATGGGATTTCCGATTCTATTACATGTGACCAGAAAAGCAACACTCTATTTCGAGCAGCTGCAAACCTTGACCAAAGTTGCGCCTGGTGTACTGTGGACCGCATGAAACTTGATACCTGGCGGAAGAATAAGGGCCATTCATACCGGGGTCTCGCCACCCTGGTCGGCGCATCGCATGCAAGTGTGGTTCGCAGATGGTGCCAACCGATGGACCACCCGGACTTCAGAATCCCCGGTCCAACCTACATGCTGCGCATCTTTGAGATCTCCCAGGGAGAGGTGCAGCCAAACGACTTTTACCTGGAGCGAGAGTATGGCTAATAGCAGGAACAAGGGCGCAGCCTTTGAACGTGAAGTGGTCAATCTGATTAAGGATTGCCTGGGTTTTGATTGCAAGCGCAACCTGGACCAGACCAGGGAAGGCGGCCATGACCTCCTGGGAGTGCCTGGATGGGCTGTTGAATGTAAACGGTATGCCCAGGTCAAACATGGAGACTTGACCAGGTTCTGGGAGCAGACAGTGGACCAGGCAATTCGAGCTGGCGCTCGGCCTTGCTTGATTGTAAAAGAGGATCGGCAGCCGATCATGGTCTTTGTCGATTGGGATGGACCGGGCAAAGATGCGTATGACTCGTTCGATTTCAATTCGGCTGCGCAGATCAGTTTTGATTTGTGGTGTTCAATCGTGCGAGAAACGCTTGACCCACATTGGAATTAGGATTACGCTCCGCTTCAAGGAAGGCGGGAGCAATGCTAAGCACTATGCTTAGCACTCTTAGCATTTCTATATACTTAGCATAGGCTTAGCTAAGCATGTCTGTGGATAACTTTTTCCCAGCCAGTGACTGTTCCTACCAGTTCGATTGGTTCTGGCATTGGAATCCAGTGGTTAATCTCGTTCGACATCCAGGGCTTGCCGCCAGCTTTGGTGTTGACCGCGACAGTGATGTGCGCGATCTCATTCTCTGATCGGTAGCCGCTGACCTTGACTGCAATAGCCATGTCGCTGATACCCCAGTGTGTAGCCAGGAGAGCTTGTTCGCTGCCTTCATCTGGATATGCCCAGTCTGGCAGCTCAGGGCTGCCAAACCGGATGGTCATGTGATGAGCAAGACAGTTCCAGGGTGCGAACGTCTTGAGGTCATGTTTGATGATGTCGAAGTATCTGCAAAGAAGCTCAGTCCTGGACTCAAGGCTCAGGACGATTGATGAATACATTACAGTTTCTCCAGTAGCGCAGCATTGCGCTCAGTGTTGACCCACATGTAGCGAGTCACATGTTTACCGTTCGGCAGCTTGAGGTCAGCTGCCATGATGTCGATACCCTTTGATCGGATATCATAGATTCGAGCAGCCAGTCGGAAGCAGCCAAACTCTTCGAGTGCTTCCAGGGCTGTGATGATCTTGTGTTCTGCCAGGTACCTGGCGATATCTTTGACTTGACTCATCAGAATGGTACTCCTGTTCCAACTATGTTTCGTAAGTAAAGCAGCGCGACTCCGTATTTTTCTGCGCGCTTGTAGTCTGCCTTGCCTGGGTTCGGTATCCGGTCCAGGTCCATGTTGTCTTCGAGGTCGTGCATCTTGACGACTCGTGCCAACTCATTGCGTCCGCAGCGCTCGATAAACTCATGGTACGGCTCGCCTGGTTCTTTGGTGATCGCTCGCAGCGCGTTCATGATGTCGCTGTCCAGGCCGATACCCAGGGCTTCAGCGATCTCAGTCTCTGTGATGTCGCTGTCTTCCAGGACATCGTGCAGCACACCGACGATGTATCGATTGTCCCAGGTGCCTGGCGCTGCGTTTTTACTCGCAGCTTCAGCGACTCGCATTGGATGGAAGATGTAAGGCGCGCCAGCTTTATCGACCGCGCCCTCGTGGGCCTTGGCTGCAATGGCCAAGGCAATGTCTCGTTTACCTAACATCATGCAACCACCATGAACACAGCGGGGTTGTGCCACTCAGTGTAGGCTTTGAACTTATCCAGGATTTTTACGATGTCGAGCTTGACACCAAAGTCGTCCAGGATGTCTTTCATCCAAGGGTCTTCCCAGCCGTAATAGTCACCAGCAGTGCCAACCTCGTCGCCACACCAGACCTCGCAGTTCAACGCCAGGTCGCCCTCGCGGCCCCAGTCTGTCATCACTGCTTTTTCGTACCCGGCCTCGACCAGGGCCGCGATAATCTTTGCTCGTTTTTTGATATCCATTAGTTTCCCCTCGTTAAATCAATCGAATCAATTCGCCAGCTTTGGCTTTGTCGAACATCTTGTCCACAGCAGCATCATCGCCAGCCATCTTTGCTGCCAACACGCTGTCGTAGCAGCCGTTGTCGTACCAATCCCAGAACTCAGGCTTGGCAAACACTTTGTAGACAAAGGCGCGGCCAATCACGCCAGGCTCAAGACCCTCTTTCTTCATCCACTTTTCTGCAGCTTCCCAGGCTTCCTCACTGAAGCGAGCGTTGACAAAGATGTAGTCAGCGTTCGGCTTGCTGTGATCGAAGCCTGGCTTCAACTCGTAGATGTCTTCCATGCCATTGAAGTTGCCAGGCATGTAGGCTTCGGCCATTTCCTTGGCAGCTGCAAGCGGACCAGGGCGCGGATCAGCGACATCAATGTTGACGCTGCAGCCGCCAGCGTAGTATTCGCTGCGACTCCAGGTAACCTTGAGCCCAAGCTCTTTCTTGAACCGGGCTTTTAATTCAGCAGCGGCCATCGCTGCGGGACTCTTTGCTTTCTTCATTTCTTTCTCCTATAACCAGGTTTTCTTATCTCATATTTGACCAGGTTGGTCAACCCTTATCTTTGA